TGGCTTATTTTCACAGGGATATCCATATACCTCATGTGATTCTTTGGCTACTTTGGCTACTTTGGTCTTGTCAATGATAATATTATAACGAGCACTTAATAACTTCAAACTGCTGAATCTTTCTCGCTGCCCGTCGTGTACTAGTGTGACTCCGCTGTTACCATCGTTAGCAAGTATAGTAGCAACCTTAGTACCATCACTTTCAACAACCCAACATTTGTTTTTTACAATAGTTTTCGCTAATAACGTAAAGGTTGGTCCAGCGCAGGCAGCTGCATCTGCGCAGGTTTTTTCAAATTCACAAAAACGTTTATATTGTTCCGACATAGATAATTCCTATATATGTTAAGTAATGCAGGCCTTGATCGGCACCCATCCAGACCCAAAACATGCGATCAGCTGAGGTTAGCCCTCGATTTAGTTGTTGTTTAACCCAATCGATATGGTAATGAATAACTCCATCTGCCAGGGCAAGAAGAATAATAGCATTGGCACTATGCGCAAAGAATACAAGAATAAAGAGAGTGAGTGCCGCATGTACAGCCGCGTGATGCAATCCACCTTCCGCACCATATATACCTTTTTCACGTAGCATATACTCATACTGCATTAAAAAGTCAGCAATAAAATGCTTAATACCAAATAACACCAGTAGAATGAAAACAGTTATAGTCATGTTAGTCCTTTAGTACAGTTGATTGTATATAGTTACATAAATTATTAATATCAGTTTCTCTATGATCACTTTCACCATTTTGTTCCCAGGCAATAAAAGGATCAATAAATTCAAACCCAACAAGTTCAAACACATTTTTTAAATGAACTAATAATTCGTGTTTATCTCTAAAGTTCTGCAACATCATTTCTTCAGAAGCCGACGCAGTCAGAGACAAAATTACTCGTTTGCCTTTAAATAGTCGAAATGGCAATGTAGTATCAAATGCATGGTGTGGTGTTGTAAATACTGTATTAAATATAAAAACACTTTCCATATATGATTTTAATATTGCAGGTGGGCTCCACAACCATATGGGAGACTGAATATACAATATATCACATTCTTTTAATTTTTCTAATTCTCCTATAGTAAATTCTGGCAATAGATCTAACTTTTCGGCTCTGGTCCATTTTTGATCATACGATGAATTAGATAAATTTACTATATTGTTGGTTAATTCACGTGGGTCAAATTGACTATGATACAAGTCAATAGTTTTTACAGTATGCCCGTTATCAGCAAATACTGTATTTGCCGCAGAAAACATTTCCTTATTGAAACTGTGTTCTGAGGGATGAATTAACATTGAATAAATCTTCACACTAGCCTCTAATAAAAGTACTACGCGACTTGGGAGTTTCCCACCAGTCAATGCGATCTACTGTTACATTTAGTTTCTTCATTTTAGCATCCACTAACTCTGCCATCCAACTTGATAAGTTTTCGCTAGTAGGAACAAAGTCTACAATAAAGAAACCTTCAAAGTATTCATACTCTGGCGTATTAGGTTCTAAATCACTCAAATCAAGCGTACTACCTGCGTATTGATCTGTTTCTGGAATGTACACAGGAATCATTGTGCGTGTGCCAATCAGTTGACTAAACAATGGATCATTAACATCCAGCATAAATTGATGGTCAATGTATTCATTGATCCACTTCTTTAACCACTCTAGGTGTCTAAAGTCAGTTACCATACCTGTTGAATCTAAAACGCCAGTTGGGCTCTTCAAGAACACCTGCATCTTACCTTCATGTCCATGTAAGTGCCGGCAAGCACACTTTAAGTCTGCCGCATATTCACCATTTAGTCGTTGTGTGTGTACTCTGTGTCCATAACAGAATTCAAATGTTTTATCAATTACGTGTGTCATAAGTTTTCCTTGTCTATATTACTATTGTATTTAGGTTTTTGCATAAAGTCAATTGATTATTTTGCCATCTTCGATAATTACCGGCCATAACTGTTCTACACTATCAAACATATGATGTATACGATCTGTATCATATCCATATGAGTTTAACTTTTTTAGTATACGTTCGTTATACTCTGGTGCCGCCAGTACTTGATGATGACCTCGAGAATAGAATGAATGTAGTTTAAACTCACCGTAGGCATGATGTGTGGCCAATGCCATAATAGCACAAGCACTATCGCAGTATTCTACAGCATACCAATTTACTTGTCCGTGTTGATGTACAGTGTCCATAGCATCTAACAAATCTTCACTGGTACCACCAATTGATGTAACATAAAAATTCAAAGGTTGGTTGGGGTGTTGTCGAACTATAGTGATTATTTCATCGTATTCTTCTTTATGAAGTTTACCTACAACTTTATAGTCCTGCTCACCGAGTTTGGTTATTTCTGGAGTAGCACAGCCAACTAACATAACGGCCAGTATTAGCGAACTATATAACTTTAGCATCATGTAATAAGTTTTCAAGACCACGTTGTCGTTCGAGGAACTTAAAGAATAGTGCAAGAGTATTAACTGCATCAACGTCTGCTCTGTGTGCAGTACCTTTAAAATGCAGTTTGAATGTGCCCATGGCACTAGCAAGTCCACCACTTGGATTCTTACCACGTGCAAACATCATAAACGTATAGAATGTTTTACAATCAATCCAACGTCTACCAAAGTGTGGAAAGTCGGCATAGTTTTTGCAGAACTCATCTAATAGTTCTCTACTATCGCCACCACCCCATGTAATAGGATTGATCCATGTGTTGTGCTGTTTGATTAAGTCACTGAGCTCACGTGCAACTGTAACATGACTTACGCAGTTTAATCTAATGTCGTGATCAGTGATACCAGTCAAGTCAATAATAAATTGGTCAATTGGTTCGTTTGGATCAATATACCATTTTTTAGTTATGTAATTTTCAAACTTATCATTTGCACTGCCAATGGCAATGCCAACCTGAATGATCTTGCCACTGGGTTGGTTTAATTCTAAGTCTAACGCTAAAAACTTCTGTGATTTGTCTATCAAAATTTACTTTCTAACTATTAATTAAATGATATAATGTTACTGCTGACGATGGATAACTAGCACACATCCATTCTGCCATATTGCTGGCATTGTCGCTTAGTTTAACTAGGTCATATCTGCCGCAGAACTTTAAGAACTGTGCACCTACCATAGGACGATTAAGTGCAGTTGCATTAGCTTTGATAGTTTCTTCTATCATAAGTTTATATTCTTCAGGCTGTGCCGCCAAGTCTACTAAAGTAACATTACGATTGTAGTCATCCAACACACGATGTTCATCACCGTTATGATCAGTCCAACGTTGTAACATTAGATTATTCCAAGCATAACCTTGTCGATCCTTATCACCGAACGCTTCTTCTAAACCAACTTTGTTCTTAGTGCCTTTAGTGCGCACACCAGGATAAGCACTAAAGATATTATCAGTAGGATCACCACGCATACATTTTTCAAATAGAATAAACTTAGGGTCCGGAATCTTCTTAGGCTCTTTAGTTTTCTTATCGATAACTAGTTTACCTTTCTTATCATATATACCAGTAAGCGTGTGTAATTCGTCTGCAATACCATTATACTGATTAACGTTATCACTTAACAGTTGATAAAAGTCTGTGTCGCTACTAACAATAGTATGGTGGTCAGTTGGGTGTGTTTGAATCCAGCCAGCAATCAAATCATCTGCTTCGAGCTCACTGTGTTGCAATACAGTACAGTTAGTCTTTTCAGCTAGGAATGTTTTCATAGCATCAAAGGCGTCCCAGAACATTTGTTCTTCTTCTTGCTCTGCTTCAGTCTTGGCAGCACGTGCCACAGCGCGATTGGCTTTATACGGAGTATAAAAGTCCTTGCGCCAGCTACGACCCTCTAGACACACGATAACGTGATCTGCACGTTGATCGCGCCATGCTTTGTTAATTGATGCTAAGGTAACGTGTATAGCAAAGCCTAACTTATCCCAAGTATCGCTTTGTCTATGTGCGCTGTGTCTAGCACGGAAAAATGTGTTTGCTGCATCTACGATTAAGTATCTCATGTAGCTATTATACTTTCAATTTGGTTAAATGTCAAGAGACTTCTGTACGGCCATTACCTAAATCACGTCTACGTTCATTGCGTTTTGCTGGATCAGCTTGGTCTTGTTCGTATGATTCAGTGATTACATTGCGGCATATTGCTTTGAACCAGTTGTCTACAATATCAGCATCTGTTCGACCTTGATAGCCTGCACGTATTAAGTTAGCTACGAATTTATCATTCCAATCTAATTCAAATGCTCCGTTGCCTGGGTCGTTAGGATCTAAATCCATACTTAATATTTTTACCCAAGGTTCACCCTTTGCAGTTGCTTCATCTTTAGCTGATACTACTTTAACTTTGGCTTTGGCTTTGGCTTCTGCACGTTTAGCCGCTGCTTCAAGTGCAGCTAATGCCTTGGCTTCAGCTTCTGCCGCAAGTTCTGCTTTGTTTAATCCTAGTGACGCTTTAATTTTCTTCCACATACTATTTCCCCCAAGAATTGCCCCAAAGATCAACGTGCAATCTAGGACTGTAATAATAACCACGTTTCATTGCTTCATCTGCTATATGGAACTTATTACCATCATATACGCTAACAACACCACCAACGGGCATAACATATACTACGCCTGTAAAGCCTGCCGCTCTATATGCTACGACAGCACAATCAACTTCATCGAAGTCTTTAGGTGTTTCGATAACAAACTTGAGATATGTTGTACCAACCTTTTCGTAACTTGCTACAATTTCGGGCTTAATAGCATCTTCCCAAGTTTCACCACTGGCACTTAACTTTGGACTTACACTAAATGTAATCTCACGTGCTTGTCTTTTCCACAGTTTCAAATAGGCCGCAAAGTCATCATGTAATGCCTGAGTACCATTTGTTTCAAATGTTAAGTTAAGCAGGTTAAACATATCATCATGTGCTAACAGTTTAGGAAACGCACGTTGCCAACCTAATAACGGCTCGCCGCCTGTAATAACCAAATGCACATTATTACCATTTGCCTGATGCCAATTGTTATTAGGAACAACATCTAGCATTTGTTTAACTGTTTCGTCTACGGATAACAATGGACTTAAACTTTTAAAGCGAGGATCCCAGCTTGCGTAACTATCACAGCCTGTATTAACCAAAGGCAGGTCATTGTATGTCTTGTACTGCTCTACTTTGATTACATTTCGCTCTGTACTAACTTCGCCACGAGGCATCCCAAATCCACCGCAGGTAAAGTTACAGCCAAATGTACGCAGAAACAACGACGGGACACCAATAAAGCGTCCTTCACCTTGCGCACTGTAGAATATTTCACTGACTTTTAATTTCATTTGTTTATCCATTCTTCGATTAATATTTTAATTATACTATACTTCTATCATTCGATCAACCGTTTTTTTACCTTTGTGTACATCGGCTATTAATTCTATATACTTAACTATGTATTCAACAGAATTCTTCGAATATTGAATATGATCAAGTGGCATACTGTAACCGTATCTATCAATTGAGGTATCTAATAATTGATAGGTTTTGGCTGATTTTTCTAATACAGCAGTTTCGATGTATTTAGGCCAGTTGTATTGTGTGGTAAATATTTTTCCTGGGCGATACGTGATATCTTTAAGTCTATTTTTAGAAAACTCGCATAAATCAATAATTTCATCAGTTACTGGTGTTAATTTTGATATAGATAGTAATACACCTTTAAAAAACTCGTCCGTCTGCGTTAACGCTAAAAATATGTAGTATATCGATGGAGACAGTAAAAACGAAAATTCCTTGCAATAATCAATATACAAATCTCCAGTCGCCCCATCTAACCAATTTAATAGTTTATTACGATATAACAATACATCGTGTTGTAATTTTTGATCAACGTGTTGGTCAGTTAACAAGGTCTGCATACATGTATCAAAAAACTCGCCATATTTAATATTATAAGTTTGCCACAAATAATCAGCTATTAAATTTAAGATTTCCGAGCCTTGAACTGATGCAGTAAAAAGCT